TAACCTCGGCAAACCCATAGGAGATAAATTATGGCAATATCATCGGCAATTTGTACAAGTTTCAAACAAGAAATTTTGGTAGGCACACATAATTTTACTGCGTCAAGTGGTAATACTTTTAAAATAGCTTTATACACAAGTGATGCATCTTTAGGTGCAGGCACAACTGCTTATTCAACTTCAAACGAAATTTCAAATACATCTGGATCTGCATATTCTGCAGGTGGTGCAACATTAACAAGTGTTACTCCAACCACTTCTGGAACAACCGCATTCTGTGATTTTGCAGACGTAAGTTTTACATCTGCCTCTTTTACAGCAAACGGTGCATTAATTTATAACGATACACAATCTGACAAAGCTGTTGCAGTTATCGCTTTCGGTGGTGACAAAACAGTATCAAGTGGAACTTTTACAATTCAATTTCCAACAGCAGACGCAAGTAACGCAATCATTCGTATAGCGTAAGGAGGAACTCCTTATGGCATCTACCTGGGGTAATAACACTTGGGGGTCAAACGAGTGGCAAGATGACGTTATTACAGCCGTCGTTTCAGGTCAAGCAGCTACATCACAATTAGGCGATCCATTATCTTTCAACGAAACAGGTTGGGGGAGAATAACATGGGGTACTGCTGATTGGGGAGAAGGTGCAGATGAAACTGTATCTGTAACTGGTTTAGAGGCAACAGCATCACCGGGATCTATAACAATCGGTATAGGTGTTTTATTAGAGATGATTGGAAGCAATCACTCTATGACAACGGATGTTGGAAGCGTTGATATAGATGCAGAGTTAGGTGTTCCTGTAACAGGAGTATCATCAACCTTTGCAACTCCAACTTTATCTTACACAGGAACGTTAGTTGGTTGGGGTAGAGATGATTGGGGTGATTTAAGTTGGGGTGAGTCTCCAAATCAAGTTATAGGTTTGGTTGGACAAGATGCAACAGCAAGTGTAGGATCAATATCTCCTGCAGACTCAGTTGGTTTATCTGGTCAAGAATCTACCACAAGTGTCGGAAGCACAACTATAAGACTTGATTCAACACCAAGTATAACAGGTCAAGAATCTACAATAAGTCAAGGATCAATTGGTTTAGAATTTGGTCCTGCATCAATATCTGGAGTAGCTGCTACCTCTGGTGTAGGTAGTCTTGGTTTAGAATTTGGAGCAGATACAAAACCTGTAACTGGAGTAGCTGCTACTTCTGCTGTAGGAAGTCTTGAAATAGGAAGTGTAGAATTAGTTGATGTAACAGGAGTTGCTGCAACTACAGCTGTTGGATCTGTGGTTTTAGAAATAACTGTTCCTTTAACAGGTATAGCTGCAACGTCTGCGGCAGGTTCTTTTGCTAGTATTCCAGATATAACACAAGGTTTAAATTTAGATGAAATCACAGCATCACCAGGAATAATAGGAATTCAAGCTTATGGAAACGTTGACACTGGTTCAAATACAAGTTATAGTAATGTTTCAACAGGCTCGAATGATACTTATTCAGATGTTGCAACTGGATCAAATACAAGTTATACTGACGCTGCATAGGAGATAAAATTTATGGCATCTACATATTCGCCTCTGGGTATTGAACTAATGGCAACTGGTGAAAACGCCGGTACATGGGGTACAAAAACCAATACTAACTTAAATATTATAGAACAAATTTCAGGTGGTTTTACACAACAAGCTGTATCAGATTCTGGAGATACAACTTTATCTGTTTCAGATGGCTCAACTGGTGCAACTCTTGCACATAGAATTATAGAATTTACAGGAACAATATCAGCAGGAAGAAATGTAACAATACCTTTAGATGTTCAAAATTTTTATATTTTAAAAAATTCAACTAGCGGTTCTCAAACAGTAACATTTAAATATGCTTCTGGTTCTGGATCTAGTGTAGCCATTTTAAATGGTAAAACTGTTCTTGTTTATGCAAAAGCTGACGATGGCACAAACCCAAATATTGATTCTGTTGCATTAGCAAGTGACCTTGTTGATGACACTTCCCCACAATTAGGTGGTAACTTAGACACTAATTCTTTCATGATAGATTTCGATGATGCTCACGGTATCAGAGATGAAAATGCAAACGAACAATTATTTTTTACTACTACAGGTTCAGCTGTAAATTATTTAAATGTTACAAATGCGGCTACAGGTAATGATCCTAAATTATCTGCTTTAGGTAGTGACTCAAATATAGATATAGCTGTATCGCCAAAAGGAACTGGTGAGGTTGTAGTTGGTACAGGAGCAGCAGATGCAACAATCACATCAAGTGGTGCACACAATTTAGTATTAGATACTAACAGTGGTACAAACTCAGGTGCAATTACTATTGTAGATGGCGCAGGTGGTAATATTACTATTACACCAAATGGTTCAGGAAACATTGTTCTTGATGGTTTAACTTTTCCAAATGCTGATGGATCAGCAGATACATTTTTAAAAACAAACGGATCAGGTACTTTATCTTTTGCAGAAGTATCTGGTGGTACTTCATGGCAAGCTGTAAAAACTTCTAACTTTACTGCAGCTGCAGGTGAAGGATATTTTATAAACACAACTAGTGGCGCAATTACAATGACACTACCTAGTTCACCAACAATTGGAGATGAGATAGCTTTCATAGATTATGCAGGAACATTTGATACAAATAACTTAACCGTAGGAAGAAACTCAGAGAAAATTAACGGAGCAACAGCAGATTTAACTGTTGCTACAGAAAGAGCAGCGAATACTCTCGTGTATACAGATGGAACACAAGGCTGGTTGCTGAAGAATAATTAAGGAGGTTGAATAGTGTCGACCTATAAAGAAATCAAAGGCCAGTTAATAAGAAAGGTCAGTTCAGATCCAAGCGATCCACAGATAGGACAGATTTGGTATAATGCTACTGTTGGTTCTTTAAAAGTATATAAAGACATTGGTGGTGCAATCGCTTCAGGTGGTAATTTAAATACAGGTAGAAGAAATTTAGGAGGAACAGGAACTCAAACAGCTGGATTAGCTTTTGGTGGAGGACCACCTTCTACAGGGGTTACTGAAGAATATAATGGAACAAGTTGGTCTGAACAAAATGACATACCTCAAGGTACACAACAAATAGCAGGTGCTGGAACTCAAACATCAACAGCTGCTTTTGGTGGTCAAGTAGTGCCACCTTTTGGTGATATTCAAAATGAAACGTATGAATACGATGGATCTTCTTGGACAGCAGGTGGAGCCATGGGAACAGGTAGATATAATTTAGCAGGTTGTGGTACACAAACAGCAGCGTTAGCTACTGGAGGAACTACAGTTAATCCTTCACCACCACCAAATTTTAAAGGAAGAAATTTAACAGAAGAATATGGAGGCACTTCTTGGACATCAGGAGGGACATATCCAATAGAAGTTTCAGGAACAAGAACAGCAGGAACACAAACAGCAGCTTTAGCATCGGGAGGTTCTCAAGCTGGAGCTTGGATTGTAGAAAATGTAAATGAATATGATGGTTCTTCTTGGACTGCTGGAGGATCTATGAGTCAAAAAAATACAGAAGGTGGAACATCAGGTGTGCAAACAGCAGCTATATATGCTGGTGGATATGGAGGACCCGCTGCACCAAATAGTGTAACAAGAGACAGAATTGAAATTTATAATGGTTCTTCTTGGACAACACAGACCGCAACTTTAACAATAGCTAGATCAGAGTTAGCAGCTTCAAACTCTGGACCTAGCACTTCAACTATGTTTTTTGGAGGTCCATCACCTTTAAGTTCACAACAATTAACTGAGGAATATACAGATCCATCTTTTGGAGTACAAAAAATAACAACGAGCTAATATGTCAGAATATAAAAACATAATTGGAAAAGGAATAAGATTTTTATCAAGCAACTTGGATAATGATCAAGCTGAAGGACAAATTTGGTATAACAGCACAGATGGTGTTTTTAAAAATGTTATAATTAACAAAGCATGGTCAAGTGGTGGTGCTTTAAATACAGCAAGATTTTCTTTAGCAGGAGCTGGAACACAAACCGCAGCTTTAGCTTTTGGTGGTAAAGAACCTTCTGTCTCTAATAAAACGGAAGAATACAATGGTAGTGGTTGGTCCACTGGAGGAAATTTAGGAACAGCGGTTTATATTTTAGGTGGTGCAGGATCACAAACAGCAGGGTTAGGTTTTGGTGGTTATCGACCTGGAAACACAAATGCTACAGAAGAATATAATGGTTCTTCTTGGACATCAGGTGGAGCTATGGGAACAGCAAGAAGAAGTTTAATGGGAGCAGGAATTCAAACAGCTGCTTTAGGAGCTGGAGGAAACGCAACTACAACTAATGTAAATATAACAGAAGAATACAATGGATCTTCTTGGACAAGTGGTGGAACCATGGGAACAGGAAGAGCAGAGTTAGGAGGAAGCGGACTTCAAACAGCTGCATTAGCTGTGGGAGCAGGATCACCTAACGCTCAAGTAGAAGAGTATAATGGATCGTCTTGGTCTAGTGGTGGAGCTTTAAATACAGGAAGATCTATAGCAACTGCAACAGGACCACAAACAGCTAATTTAGCTTTTGGACCAAGTGCTGATTGTGAAGCATATGATGGAACTTCTTGGACAGCTCAGTCTGATATGGGAACTCCAAGAGGTAGTATGGGAGGAGGAATGCAATCTCCAAACACAGCTTCTATTGGTTTTGGAGGATCTCCTGGAGCAAAAGCTGATACAGAAGAATTTACATCATCAACAAACGTCATTACGGGTGCAGCATGGGCTAGTGGTGGAAATTTACCTGCAGTTAGAAGTGGCTCAGGTGGAGCTGGAATACAAACAGCTGCATTAAATATAGGTGGAGAAAACGGATCAAGTATATTTGGAACTACAGAAGAATATAATGGAAGTTCTTGGACATCAGGTGGATCTTTGAATTCATCACCTAGTTTTTTTATGGGATCAGGAGGAACTCAAACTGCTGGTTTTAGAGCAGGTGGTTTTACAGGACCTATTGGAACAAACGCACAAGATGCAGTAGAAAATTATGATGGTTCATCTTGGACAAATGGTACAGCACTACCAGCGGCAAGAGGTTCAAATATGTTTGCAGGTACTCAAACAGCAGGTTTATCTTTTGGAGGGCAACAACCTCCACAAAGTCCTTCACACGTAGCAGTATCATTAAGTTATAATGGTTCATCTTGGACTTCAACTAATAATATGACAGAGGCTAAATCAAGTGGAGCAGGTTTTGGAACATCAACAGCTGCATTAGCAGCTGGTGGATATAATGGAACAGCTTTTACAAGTAATTCACAAACTTGGGATGGAACAAATTGGACAAATACACCAAGTATGAATAGCTCTAGAAGTAATTTAAGAGGATGGGGAAGTAATACAAGTGGTGCTGTTGCAGGAGGAAGAACACCCGCTCCTGCAGGAACTGGTCAAACAGAAGAATGGAATGGATCATCTTGGGTATCATCTGTAAATTTAGGAACAGGTGGATATTTAGGATCAACTGCTGGTGGCCCTGGTGCGCCTAGTGGTTTATATGCTGGAGGGGGAAGACTTCCATCTTTAGGTGCAGTTACTTCAACAGAAGAATTTACTGGTGAAACATCAGCACTAAATATTAAAACTTTAACAACGAGTTGATAATGAATAGAATTAAGTATATAACAATTAATAATAAGGAGGAGTAACTATGGCACTATTTATATATGGTACTGCTACAAACACTGGAAAAGGTTTTTTCACTCGTGAAGATAGATTAAACTTTTTTCTTAGAGGTTATCCTGCAAACGTTTGGGTCGTTGGTAACAACGAAAAAGGCGCTTTGTGGTTAGCTGAAAAGAACGGTGTTGAAAAGACTAAAGCAGAAGCTCAAGCTCTTGTTACAGCTGAAGTAGAAGCTGCACAAGCTGCATGGGACGCTTTACCTGAAGAGCAAAAAACCGATATGAATCCTAGACCAACTGATATTACTCTCCCATAAAGGAATTTTATAAATGTCTGATTACGAGAGTATACATGGTACACGGGTAAAATATTTAACTTCGGATCCGACATTAGATTCGTCGGTCGAAGGACAGGTGTGGTATAACTCGACTTCAGGTACAAATAAAACATTAGTACAGATTAAAGCAACTTCTTCTGGTGGAAATATGTCCACGCCTAGAGGAGTTATAGGTGGGGCAGGAACTCAAACAGCAGCGTTAGGGTTTGGTGGATATACTTGGTCTCCTGCTACAGTTAAAAATTCTACAGAAGAATACTCTGGAGCCAGTTGGGCTGCGGGAGGAAATATGGGAACCGCTAGAGCTTATCCTAAAGGATGTGGTACACAAACTGCTGCTGTAGCTTTTGGTGGAGATACTACTAATTCAAATAATGAAACAGGAGCAACAGAAGAATATGATGGTTCTTCTTGGACAGCAGGTGGTTCTTTAAATACCTCAAGATACAATATAGCTCCTGCTGGAATTCAAACTGCTGCTATTGGAGCAGGGGGTTATAAAGGTCCTGCCTCTCCTAAACAAGTTAACAATGCTGAAGCGTATAATGGTTCAACTTGGACCGCACTTACAGCAATGCCTGAAGTTAAAGCTTGGGCTGCTGGCGCAGGAACTCAAACAGCAGCTTTAATATCAGGAGGCGCAACTCCAGCAGTGTCAGCAACTTCTTTATTATGGAATGGATCATCTTGGACATCAGGTGGTACTATGAATACAGCAAGACAAGGAATTGCAGGTGCGGGTTTATCCACTGCAGCAATTGTTTATGGAAATTCTACAAGCAACGTAATTGAAGAATATGACGGTTCTGTTTGGGTAACTTCACCCGCTACCATGTCAAATTCTTTATTTGGACGTAACTCAGCTACAAACGGAACTATATCAGCAGGTCTTATGTTTTCAGGAACAAATCCACCAAATACAGCATCAGCAGCAACCGAAGAATACGACTCGAGCATTAATGCAATTACAAAAGCATCATGGTCTAGTGGTGGTTCTTTAAACACTGGTAGATCACATGGAAATGGTGCAGGTTCTCAAACAGCTGGTTTATATTTTGGTGGATCTACAGGCGGTGCTAGTCATGTTAATAATTCAGAAGAATATAATGGTTCGTCATGGACTGAAGGAAATAATTTAAACACAGCAAGACGTTACATGTCAGGATCAGGAACACAAACTTCTGCGATTACTGCTGGAGGTATAGCTCCCCCTGCTGACACAGCTGCTGTTGAAGAATATGATGGAAGTAGTTGGTCTAATGGAACTAGTTTACCTGCAGCTAGAAGATTACCAATAGGACTTGGTATATCTACTGCTGCTGTTGTTTTTGGAGGATCTCAACCTTATACAAGTTCTAAAAATACTACTTTTAACTATGATGGATCGAGTTGGACATCTGGAGGATCTTACCCTATTTCTGTAGTAAATGGAGGAGCATGTGGAACACAAACAGCAGGACTTGGTTTTGGTGGTTCTGCTCCCCCTTACACTGGAGTTACAGCAGAATACGATGGATCTTCTTGGACAGCGAGTAATAGTTTAATTTATGCTAGAGATTTTTTAAGAGGCGGAGGAATTCAAACTTCAGCTTATGCTGTTTCAGGTGCCAACCCAGCATTTGCTCCTGGAGTTACTGTAGCAACAGAACAGTACGATGGCACAAGTTGGTCAAACGTTGCTAATCAAGCAACATCAAGACCAAACGGTCATGCAGCGGGAACAAACACAGCTGACAATACAACTGGTTTAGTTTTTTCTGGACCATCAAACAGCACAGCAACAGAAGAATTTACTGGTGGTACATCAGTAACTACAGCTTCAACATTGACAACTAGTTAATATAGTTTATATTAACTAACGAAAGGATTATTATGACAGAAAAAAGAAATATACATGCGTTAATAGAAAAAGAAGCACCAAGCTTAAATAATTTATTGGATCCAGAAGATGTCAAAGAGTTTAAGGCTA